AGAAGTAGAGAGAGCTTCCCAGTTTACATGACTCTGTCGCTCTTCCACGTCATCAACCTTGAAGGCAAAGTAGTTACCCTGATCAACCGTCAGAGTAATTTGATTGTCCGCAAGATTCTGGGTGTTTACAACAGCACCCCGTGAATAGGACGACACAGTAACCGAAGGCTCTTTAATAATCTTTACAGTATCACCAAAATTTTCAATATCTCCAGCATAGTCGGTATTGGTTACAGCTTCTGCAACCGAAGAACGCCGGAAGAACTTGAGAACTTTTTGACTGTAAATTGCCGGAACCCAGTTACCCGAAGGTAGATTCTGGTAACCAGCAGCTAAACCAAATTCAGCCATAGTTAAGTCTCCTTATTTGTTATGGTATAATTCTTCCATCCCGATTTGCCTTATCAAGTTCCTTCTCAAGAGACTCAAATTCATGTGGCTTTAATCGGGCAATTTCAGAAGAAGTCCAGATTTTCTTCTCACCTTCACCGGAACTGGCAGAGGCTCTTTCCGTCTTGGTCACAGCCCTTGCAGCTTCAGCTTCAGTCTTTCTGGGTCTTCCTCTTTTTTTCTGACCAATATCTTTATCAGACTTATAGAGGTCTATCACTCTGGCGGCCCATTTAAAATCTGTTCTGTTCTTGTAGACACCATCAGCAATACTTGAAGGTTGTTCTTCCAGCCATGAAAGAAATTCAGGATCACTCTTGATCTCTAGAAAATCTGGATGTACTGAAAGTAGTTCCTTCTCTGCTGTTCTGACCTGTGCTTCCTGCTCTGTTTTCCGTAGAGATTCAATACGATCCTCCACTTCTTTCATACGAGCATCCGCTTCAAGTCTGGACACGGTTTCCACAACATCATAAACATCAGGATATTCAGTCTTGAATTCTTCCAACTCTTCAGTAGACTTGGGAAGATTTCGTGGAGCGGAAGCTTGCTGTTCAGCCAGTTTTAGTTTGGCCTGAGTAAGTTCCTGTTGTTGAAGCCATTCGTTATTCTTACGATCATGATAACTCTTCAGATCGCCATAACGCTTTTTCCAATCGTGCTCCTTACTATCCTGTGCCTGTATCATTCCTTCAATATCTTGAGTATCTCCATCTGAAAGGTCAAGAAGTTCAGGGTCTGAAGTTTCAGGAGATGGATCATCATCCATTAGTGTTCTCCTGTAGACATTCGCATATGGGGTAGACTCTGGTGTTTCCTCTTCTGTGTTAATATCAGTCATGGTCTTTACCTCCTATGGGGGCCAAGAAAACTTGGGTGTCCCTATTTGGTGTTAATGTCTGGGGCCGACTATTGGGTGTCCAGACGAAATCTTTTATTTTCTAAGCGAAGTTTCTGCATTAATTATACTTTCTATTAATAAAGGTATTCCTTTTTCTGTTCCTAATTTTTGAATTTGTAATAATAATTTTCTAAATTCATCACTTGTCATAGCAGGTTTTTGTCCTTCATGATAAGATTTATTATTTTTTAAAGGTAAAGAAGCAAATCTACCTGCTAAATTATATTGCACTGCTGATAAATTTTGTCCTTTTTTAATAGGATTTTCAATAAAAGCATATACTTTTTCTTCTTTAAATATTTGTTTTGTAAGTTGATTTTGTACATCAGGAGTAAATAACGTATCTTCCGTTATATTTTTATTTCTACTTAGTAAATCTTTTATTGTTTTTTGAAGAAATTGAGGACCACCTACAGCAGTAGTTGTTAATGATTTATCTTGTGTTTCTTTTCGTAAGCTATCTTGTAAATTATAAATTTCACTAATAGTCATATCCGTAATTTCTTTTCCTTTCGGAAGAAGATATCTATATTTATCATGTCCATACATAGTATTATACTTATTTAAAGGAGCTTCTTGTTTTTCACTAGGTACAGGAATACTTTCTATAGGTTCATCAGGAATTTCTTCTACAGTAATACCTTGATTTATAGGTGGTCCTGATCGAAACATACCTTGTAAATTTGCTGCTGTAGGTTCCTCTACTTGTTCGGCCTGTTCCTTAATCCATTCTCTAACATCTTCTATAGGTACTTGTGTTCCTGCCTCTTCCTGCTTTTTAGCTTCTTGCCTAAAAAAATCTCTAGCTTCTTCCTTTTCTAATTGTTGAACTGTTTTTACAAGAGTTCCATTAGACATAAGCTGCTGCATCTGTTGTTGCATAGGAGCTTCAGAGGCTACCTGTTGCTGCTGTGGTGGCTGTTGCTTCTGCTGTTCAGCCATGAACTCTTCTTTTTGTTTCCTGAGTTGAAGACCCTTCTGATTCCATTTCTCCAACTTATCAAGACCAATAATTTCCACCAACGCTTTAGGAATGATAGCTTCTCCGTTGGAGATACGAATAGGGACTTTATTTTGTGGATCATAGTCTGCGGGAACTTCTTTACCCAGTGCTGCTGCAATAGAGTATGCATCACGAATGACTGCATTTATATCTGAGATGCCTATTAGCTGTACTGATTCTGCATTAAGAACATATGAACCAGCCTCTACATCCATATCTAAATCATCTTCAACTCCTGTTCCACCACTAAAGGGACTAGGAGCACCATCGGCATCATCAACAACACCCATAGGAACATTGGCAACTTCCATGTTTGTATCTGCATTCTCTACATCTCCTCCTGTTTGAAGATGCTGTATCAGAGCACCTATTCTTCCGCCAGTATTCCAATCTCCTCCGGGGCCTTCAGAGCCATCACCGTCTGAGCCAGACCCTCCGGGCGAGTCTCCCTGACCGCCAGAGCCATCACCGTCTGAGCCAGACCCTCCGGGCGAGTCTCCCTGACCGCCAGATAGACCTCCTGTAGAGCCGCTTTTACCTCCAAAATCACCTATGCCAGAAGTACCTGCCTTATTTGATTCCTTATTACTTTGAGCAGCAGCAGCAGCAGCAGCAGCAGCTTCAGATTGTTGTCGTGATCTGTCAGCTTGTTCTTCATGTTGAGACATAGGAATATTACCAACTGGTTCTTTTGTAGCTGTAGGTGAAAAACTTGGAAGTGAAAGTCCATACTCACTAGGTGGTAAACCATATTTAGCTTGTGATTTAGCTTGTGAAAATCTAGAAGTCATTCGAGAATAACTGTGTCTGGGGTCTTCTCTAATAGTTTCGAATACAGTTGCAGCAGTAGGGCCAAATGCTTTACCAATAGTACTTACTGCTACACCCAATGTATCTTCATAAGTTGCTAATGTAGAATTTCTTTCAGATAAAGCATCCTCTGTTGTTCCGTGCTTTCCTGCTGCTTCTTCAGGACTCATATTTGGATTTTGGCTCATATCCTGTAAACCAGCATCTTCAGCAGAAAACTGAGAAGTTGCAGAAGGGGCATCACCAACCGTATCAGGCTGTCCTCCTTTAATGTTTGCATATCTTTTGCTAATATTATTTAAAATATTCGGAGTAATAAGTATACCTGTTTTTGGTAAATCTTTCGCTCCTGCTACTTCACCAAGTAGCAACATAGCTGAACTTACTGGATTCTTACTAGTACTCATTATTTCTATCTTGCTTTCTTAATATATCATCATTATCAATATTAGACTGGACCACGTCCTTGAGGTTCTTGATCGTTTCCAGTGAAGCCAGCTTCCCCTGCAAGCGGCGAAGCTCCAACTCCGATGTTTCCACCCCCAACGCCTGATGGGTCCATTGGATTTGCTCCGACAGGTACTCCTGCATTGGCTCCCATGCCTCCGGGTTGTTGACTAGGTGGTGCAGCTTCCGGGCTATTAGTGGATTCATTCAGACCTCTCAAGATATCTGCAAATATTGCTGCCTCATCTGTATTATTCACAAGCTGATCAGGATCAATATCCTGAGAGATTGCAAGTTCTCTCATAAGATTTGGAATCTTAATGAAAGGTGCCAGAAGAGGATTGGCAATCGTTTGCAACAGTGTTACAAGTCTTTGACTACGGACTTCCTTCTGCATGACAGATGCAACGCCCCTAGGCTTGATCTCAAGATCACCCATAATCTCGGCATTGTCATCATTAAACTGCATGTTCCATTGGAAGAATGCTTCTCCCAAAGGTCTTAGCAGATAGTCATCTATATTCTTGACAACAGTCTTAATTGAAAGTCCTGCTGATCCCATAATCATAGATAGACCAGCAGCAGTACGTCCAGTTCCCGTTACACCCGTCTGTCCATGAGAGATAGAGGGTATCCCCGTCTCCTCATCTGCAAGCTGTCGTGCAACCTGATACATTTGAAGGTTCTCTGGGGCCGTGTTGGGGAATTTAAGCCCGTTGACAGCAGTTCCAGTAACACCAGATTGCCGTCTGAAGATTTTGCCCGGATAAACTTCCATGTTCTGTCCGGGTACAAGTTGTGTTTCATCAATGTCAAATACCATGTTACCGGCCAGAGCAAGATTATCAATAGCCATTCTCATGTGGCCGTTCATGAGAAGCTGTGCATCTTCCATATTCTCTGCCACACCCACGCCAAAGAACTGGTAGGGGTTAAGTTCATATGGAAAGGCATGATAAGGAATACGAGCAGGTATGAACGGATTAAGTACACACCGGATAATTTTATCGTTCACTACCCATGCGTTGATCTGTACTGAATCCATATGGGTAATATTATCAGGTAATTCAAGTCCTATTTCTCTGGCAAGATGAAGGTCCAGTGTACCCCAGTATTCAAATACTTCATATCTATTATCTGAATAAAGGGGGTCTTCATCTTCTGAATAGATTGTATTCTCAAAGTATCGTTCCTGATACTGAGGACCATTCTCCAGAGCACTTTCAATTGTATCTTCATTAAAGAAAGGTCTGTTGGAAAGGTCTCTAAGTTGTTCTCGATTGTAGCGATGTCTTTGTATGACATACTCAGCATCTTCAATATTTGTAGCTGAAGGATCAGGATAGAAATTCCAGCAAGATACAGCTTCAATTTTAGGAACAGTCTTCACATAGGGTTCAAATACTTTCTCCCCATCTTCCATCTTCCAGTTATGAACCGTCTTATCAAAGTTGAACGGTCCTTTGATAATACCTGTACCTAGAAGGGAAGATTCAAAGATTGCATGTCTCAGAACATTCGTAGCATTGGTATCCAGCAACTGATCATGAATCTGCTTTTCCATATTACGAGCAGCAATAGCTGCTGGTTCAATTTGTGGAGAACCCGGAGTAACACTTGGACCTTCCTTCAAACTTGAAGCCTTCCCAAACTTTTCTTTCAGACCTCCCAGAAATTCATCCAGTTGTGCAAGAGGCACATTACCTGCCTGATCCATCATCATCTGTTCTTCTGGAGTTGCCAGATGAGCAAACTCAGCAATTCCTTCTGGAATCGGTGTATTGGAAACTGTGATGGGGAACTTATTATTGGCAAAGAGGATGTCAGAAATCTGTCCGAAGGATGCAAGAACTTTGACTTTTGTAACTCTTACAAATACCTTTGACTTTTCTGACGATCTGTAGGTAGAGGACGTATCATAGATACCTCTATAGTTCTTGTATGCCTGTAACCACCGTCTCTCATCTGAAAGACGACCAGTTTCAGCATCCATAAACTTGCTCTTGATAAAGCCTACAAGACCCGGAAGTTCATCCTCTTCTACTTCCACAGCTTCAGGAAGTTCTTCTTCAGCCATAGATGGAGTTATCTTCCTTCATGAAGTCAGTCACCATCATCTTCTTGCCAGATTCGGAAGGGGAATCTGCTGATTGCTTGAAATTTACATCAGTTGAGCCTAGAATATCAGCCTCAAGAGGCTCACGATAGAGCATACCATCAGGTACAGGACTCATATCTCCCTGCTTCTCAGCCATTCCTTCAAAATCTTTGGCAGTATAGGGTTTCAT